GTTGACAGTCAGCTCCATATTGTTCAGGTCTGCTTGGCCATTTACCTGTTTCGAGGTTTTTTGACCATAAACAGGCACCTTCACGATGTTGGCAGGGGTACCGATGGCAGGAAACTCTTTAACGTTTCTAAAACGGGTAAAGTCTGTCCCTTCCACACCGCCAGCTGTACCGAAGAGGCCTGCCAAGGCAGTAGCATCGCTATCCGGCAGGTCAGCAAGCGTCTTGTGGGTATTTGCCGCTTGATTACTGACTGATAAGTCTGTAAACATCGCCGCACTAATTGACTGAATATGAGACATGGTTAAGCTCCTTGCGTCCAAGCGCCTGAGATTTTTGATTGAATGGCAATGGTTAGTTTGGCGGTAACTGCATCTGTCAAAGAAGGAGTGACCTCAATTGCCTCGATTTTGCCAAGGAAATAGTAGATCGAGTTCCCAATAGCAGCCAAGCCTTCTGAGTCACCTGTGCCAGCCAGGTTATCATCACCGTTGTGGTAGCCTTTAGTACCTGTAGTTGTCGCCTTTGTGGGATCTGTATCCAGCAATGCGAATCTGAATAGGTAGACCTTTCCGTCGCCTACAGCGGGGACTGGAGCAACATCGGCGGTAAGAGCCGCACCGGTACCGTCACCCTTGTGAATAACACCACCTGCCCAATCGCGTGCGACGTAGTTAAGCGTCAGCTCCATGTTGTTTAAGTCTGCTTGACCGTTTACCTGTTTCGAGGTCTTAGAGCCATATTCAGGAACTTTGGTGATGTTAGCGGGAGTACCGATGGCAGGGAACTCTTTAACGTTCGTAATTCTAACGAAGTTATTAAAGAGCGCTTGCGTACTAGCAACGTCGATCGGTGCCAACAATGCAGCCTTATCAATCGCTAAAGTGGAACCAGCTTTGTTTTCAGTAGCGAAACCGGCGTCGAAGTAATCGAGCTTATTTCCAATACCGGCCTCTCTTTCGATATCCTCCATCGTCACATCGCCTAAGACAGGCGTAGTGCATAATGCGAGGTCAGTAAACATTGCCGCTGTAATAGCAGAGATGTGTGACATAATTATAAACTCTCAAAAAAGTTAAAAGGAATTGTGTAGGACGTCTTGAAGAGTAGTGGGTTGGCCTTATCAGTCTCTCCACGGCCTAAGGCGCTCAGCTGGAATTGAATCCTACCGTTAGCGGCCGTATGCCACGTACTCTTCAAGTAACTGTCCAGTTTATCGGCAATTTCAAAGGTTCTGTTAGAGCCTTCGCCGACAGCAACAAATATGTCGATAATCACTACACCGGAGATAGAGTTACGGTTTACACCGTTACCGCTTGGGATAATGTTTACACGAATATACTCGCTGACTTTTGCAATGAAGTTGGCAGGGTACGTAGGAATCTTCTCAGCGATCCATTTCTGGTCGCCGAAGACTGAGTACACACCCTTCTCTGTGGATAAATACCTAGACATCTTGAAAGACCTCTACCATCGTGGTATGTTTATCGGATTGTATGAATTCGCCCACCTTCCACGGCACATCATCGAATAGGACAGTATCGTATAATGAGACGGCTTCTGCCTTAATCAAAAGTTTTCTAGCTAGACTACCGTCCTTCAATGTCCTCTCTTTCACGATGATTGCTTTACCGGGTAAGTCGGGTAACGACGTTCTGCTCGCTGTCACTGTTGTGAAGTCGAAAGAGTTACCTGTCGATGACCTTAGCACGATATCAACAGCTAGATCCTTCGCTTGGCGAAACGCCATCAACAGTGATTTGTCCACCAATGATTTATAACTCACTAGTTAGCCCTCCACCAGCTTCGCGGAGGTTTCACAGGCGCTATAAGAAACGGTGTAACCATCTTCATAATAAACCTGGGCAATCTACTCGGTGGAGTTATCCTGTCGAGGGAAATTCCAGCAATCTTTAGATTAGCAACGCTTCCCGTTTCATCAAAGATACCATCATTGTTTAAATAATGGTACGCAAGCTCATAATACGCTGCTGCTACTCTCGTAGGTACACCAAGACCGTAGGGGATATATTGATTACGACCTACATCATAATACTCACCCACACGAGGCCAACAAAGTAACTGCGCCGCATCCAGCAAAGTTCCATTCCATGGCAACTCCTCAAACGTAGAAGTTGCCATCACAAGAGCTTGGCCGCGCATTACCTCTCCCGCCTCATTCCATGCAGCCACATCTAG